GATGAAGTAGAACACGCCATCATTGACCGAGGCAACGGAGAATTTACTTCAATGCCGAAATCAACCTATGACGCGCAGCAAGCGGAACAATCCACACCGAACGTGTAGCTTTAGTGCTATGGTCTACCTATGGAACTTATACCCTTAGAGCAGATCAAAGAGCAGCTTCACAATAGGTACAAGACCAGTGGGTTCTCTGAGCAACTGTTCAAGAACGACTGGCGCTTGATCCTGAGCTTGGGTTCACACCCTGCTGAGGCTACCTATGAGCAGGTCGAGAAGGTCATCCTACGGGTAACTAAGCAGTCCACCAGGGCTACCTATGTAGCACGCTACAGGAGCCTCTACAAGGCTCTTAACAAGATGAACCTAGTCAATGGTAACAACCCAGCAGATGAACTGCCACAGGTCAAGCCAGGGCGTGGTGTGCCTAAGCCTGTTACTAAGGCTGAGTATGCCAAACTGTTAGCAGAGGCGAAGCCTCTCTACCACGACTGGTTTGTACTAGGTGGGATGGTTGGCCTTCGTGCTATGGAAGCAGCCAAGATTAAAGGCTCAGACCTAATAGAGCACGATGAAGGCTACAGCCTACGGGTGCAGGGCAAAGGTGGGACTGACCTAATAGTCCCAATAGCACCCAAGGTAGCTGAGATGATTATGTCCTATAAGACATTAGACAGGCTATGGCAGGTCACTGCTAACAAGTTCTCAGCAAGGGCAGCCAAAGAGATGCGTCGCATCTTAGGTCCTGATGCTAAGCATTTTCATAGTCTTCGCCATTACTTTGCAACCACAATGCTTGAGAAATCAGGCGGAGATTTGATTGCAGTTAAAGAACTTATGCGCCACACAAGTGTGGCTACAACCCAGATTTATACCCAGTTAGCACAAGGTCGAACTAGATCCCTGGTGAACCTTTTAGAATAAGGAGTAGTAGATGGCTGATAACCACGACATAACCGAGGCTATACCCTACGTACTTTCTAACCCTGCTGGATCTACTAACTACTCAGCAACAGGTGAAGCCTATGATGTCGCTATCGGTGGACTACCGTTCTTCTTGTTTAACTCTGATGATGCACCTTATCGTCGTGTAACTGCCCAGTATCGCAAGCAACAGATTGACCAGAGCCGTGAGCCTGGTGAGCAGACACTTACTGGTTGGTGGCTACGAAGCCAAAGTTCTTTCCATTATGGACAAGGCATCAAGTTCTTTGAACCTATCCAGGATGAGTCGCTTCGCTTCCAGTACACAGAGTCTAAAGGTATTGATGTCTGGACTAAAGGACAGGCAACCCTGCTCAAGTCATCTGATAGCCAGCACATCACCACAGGTAGCATTAGAACTGATGGTCGTCCTTGGCAATTAATGCGTTCTATTCAATGGGATAAGAACAGCATCACCTTTAACGGAGTGCTCCTTGTTGATGAGTACGATGTGGATAAAGTTTTCCCAGCAATTACAGTCTCTATCAGTAACAAGGCACTTACTACAAATGTAGCAACACTGACTACAACTGCAGCACACGGCCTATGTACTGGTATGGAAATTGTTATTACTGGTGTAGATGCTACCTTCAACGGTACATACACTATTACGGGTGTACCTACGACTACTACCTTTACCTATGCTAAGACTGCATCTAACGTAGCATCTACTGCTGTATCTCCAGTGGGTACTGGTGTTGCAGAGGTTATTCACTTTATTGATTACACATCAGGAACTGACTACCCAGTACACGCTATCTGCGATGATGGTGTCTATGCCTATTGGGTTACTAACGTACTCAATGCTGGAACTCCAAGACTAAGAGTATACAAGAAGTTACTATCGGATGATAGTTCTGTATCACCTACTCTAATGATTAGCGAAAACAGCATCACTGTAACTAACGCTGTTATGGAGTACACCAAAGAGCGTATCGTTATGTGTGTCAACGATAAGGTATATGAGTTTTCTAGTAGCGCAACAGCGCTACCAACTGCGGTCTATTCACACAATGACCCAGATCATATCTTTACTAGCATCACTTCAAGTGGTGCTGCTATCTACATCTCTGGCTACTCAGGTATCCAATCCAACATCTACAAGTTTACCTTGTCTACTGCTGGTGCTATGCCTACGCTGACCAGTGCTATCACTGCAGCAGAACTACCAGTAGGTGAGATTGTATTTAAGATTGCTTACTACCTTGGCAATATGGCTATTGGTACTAGCCAAGGTATGCGTATGGCTGATGCAAGTCAGCTAGATGGCTCTATTACCTACGGTGCTTTAATCTTTGAATCAGACCAACCAGTCTATGACTTTGGTTTCCGCGATAGATACATCTGGGCCGCCTCTGGCGTTGATGGTCAGGTAGGTGTTACTCGCGTAGATATGGGTCAACCATTAGGTAACCTTCAGTTCCCTTATGCCTGGGACTTGTATGACCCAGCAGATGTATTACTTAGTTACACCACAGCCTGTGCTTTCCTTGGTGATACCAACCGCTTAGCATTTTGTAATGCTGGCAATGGAACAGATGGTGCTATCTACATTGAATCAGCATCTACTTTACTGGCAGAAGGTAACTTGCGTACAGGTTATGTTCGCTACAACACACTAGAACTTAAAATCTTTAAGTTATTACAAGCTCGTATTGATACTACTAATGGTGGTCTATTGATTGACTCCATTGATTATGCTGATAACTTCTTTCGTATTGGTACCTTTGCACAAGAGGCATCTGTTCCAGAGATTAACATTAACTACCCACAGGCATCACAAGAATACCTTGGCTTCCAGTTTACATTGACTCGTTCAACAACTGATACAACTAAGGGACCACTCTTTACTGGCTACCAGATTAAGGCCCTGCCTGCTATCCCACGTCAGAGACTTATCCAGTATCCACTTTCTTGCTTTGACCACGAATCAGATCACTTCGGTGTTGAGGTTGGCTATGAAGGCGCAGCTTATTATCGTATGAGCCAGTTGGAATCTATTGAAAATGTTGGAGATACCATCCGCATTGAAGACTTTAGAACTGGTGAATCCTTTATTGGACTCATCGAAGAGATGGATTTTAGAAATGCTACCCCATCAGATAAGCGATTCACTGGGTATGGTGGATTATTACTGGTCACAATAAGGACGGTCTAATGCAGGCACAAGACTACGCAACAGTAGCTGTTGCAGTAATGACAATCGTAGGTGGCTTTGTTGGCGCAGTGCGCTGGCTTGTTAAGCATTACCTCAATGAACTCAAGCCTAATGGTGGTTCAAGTGTTAAAGATTCCATTACTAGATTAGAAACTAAAGTAGAGATTCTTTATCAGATGATGCTACAAAAGGGGAAGAATGAATGAAGACACTTGCAAAGAAAGCCACACCTGCAGCTATTGCTGTCCTTCGACAAGCCACAGCAATCAAGCCATCTCGCAAGAAAGCCTCGGATGGCCTACTGCCATCAGCAGCACATATCAAACAGAGTCCAACATCTGACCACAACACAGGGTATGCAGTTGATTTAACTCACGACCCAGAAAGTGGGGTTGACTGTAGTGACATATTTGAAAAACTTAAAGAAGACAAACGAGTTAAGTACCTTATTTTTAACAAGAAGATTTGGTCGAAGGACAAGGCTCGCCTTGGAAATCGCCCTTATACTGGTAGCAACCCGCACACAAAACACTTACACATTTCTATTAACGATGGTTGTGGTGACGATACTAGTCCTTGGTTCTGGTGGATGAACCAGCCAAAGGTTGTTAATCAAATCATTGCCAATGTAAAACCAGTGCCTGTTAAGAAGGCATATAAGACCGAAGTTTGTACCTGCTGTAAATTACACGGTGCAAAAGCCTAATCCCCCTAGGAGGAATAATGAATACAAAGACAAAAGCGATGCTTGCATCGTACCTTCGTGCAGCAGTAGCATCTGTGCTAGCCCTATGGCTTGCTGGTGTGAATGATCCAAAGGCACTAGCAATGGCTGGAGTATCTGCAGTAGCAGGTCCAGTATTGAAGTGGCTTGATCCAAAGTCAACAGAGTTTGGTCGTGGGTCTGAATAACCCATAAGCGCGAGGCAAACTAAGAGGCTCACCCCGAAAGGGGTGGGCTTCTTTTTTTATGCCTAAAATATGCCAGAGTTACTATCACCTGATAGGTGAGTCTTTAGCCGGTGGCAGTTAGCGCACAAGGTCTGCAAGTTAACAGGATCATTGTTGAAGCGGTCACCGTCTATGTGGTCTACATCTAGCTGAGAGATGTGTGCTGGTATAAACCCACATCCTTGACATTCTGTGCCTTTATGTCTAGCGTATGGATAGACGGTGTTGTTGTAGTTACGCTTCCATACAGTACGGCATCTATATCTACTAGCGAGTGGATTGTTTTTATCTCGTAGCTTCATCTTGGTTGGACCACAAATAGAGCACGTGGCAGTGCGATCTTCTTCGTTATGGTTACTGAGCTTGTGCTGCATCTTTATCTACTGGACAAGGGACAATTACTAGATTGCCACAATTAACACAGGTTGCATCTAAGAAGTACCAGACCAGTTCATAATCTTCAAAGCTGGCTAAGACGTTAAAGACCTGACACCCACAAGTACATACGTGGATGGGTCCTAACTGTCTTAAATCGGCCCCAAAAGGCTCAGGAAGGGCATACCTGCGCCATCTAAACGATGGCAGGGTTGGTAGACGGAACCGTAGGGTTACTGTACGGTTACTGTCGGTGCGCCCCTTGAGGGCGCTCACCTGTTTAATTCGCCTCACGGCTCATATTGTAGCCACTAGTAGGGTGTCGCCTAGTAGCGACACGCCGTTGACTGGTAGGCTGATACCTATGACGACAATCGCGGCGCTTGAAGGTATTGATTACGCGGTCCTAGTAGCTGACTCACAGATCACAGAAGACAACCTAGTAACTCTTGCCACTAGCACGCCAAAGATAGTTGAGGTTGGTAAGTATCTCATTGGTTTATCAGGCGATACTAGGCCAGGTGATATTCTTTCCTACAATTGGAAGCCACCACTGTATAAAGGTGAAGAGCCAGCGCAGTTTATGGGAAAGAGAATCATACCCAGTATTATCCAAGCATTTACCGACAACAACTACGAGTACAACAAGGTGGACAAAGATGATGGCTTCGATTATCTCATTGCTTTTAACGGTAATATCTTTCGTATTGCTTGTGATCTCTCTTTTTTCCAAGCAAATCACGGAGCGTATGGCATTGGTTCTGG